CGTATCAAGTGTTGCCGGATCATTTGAACTATCGAATGATTTTGGACGTACTTCCAACCGCTAGCGAAAATGAACTGCTGGAGTTGGTCGATATTGAGAAAGCGGTTTCTACATTTAGTGATGGTTTGGTTGAAGTCAAGAACGGCAAAGTCCTTTTTGAAGGTGAAGAAGTTCATGGCAGTATTAGTAAGCGTATTCTTGAATTTATGAGCAAGGGTCTGCCATTCCAGCCGCTTGTGAATTTTCTGAACAACCTCATGGAAAATCCAAGTATGCAGAGTCAAAAGGAACTCTATGATTTCTTGGAGCATGAACATCTGCCTATTACTGAGGATGGTCATTTCTTAGCCTATAAGGCCGTGAGAAGCGACTACATGGATAAATATGCAGGAAAGTTTAGAAACCAAGTTGGCGACGTATGCCATATGGTACGAGCAAAGGTTGACGACAATCGTGGTGTTGGTTGTTCACAAGGTCTTCATGCAGGCGCTTTGAATTACGTTGCTAATTATGGAAGTGCTGATAGTGGTGACCATATCATGATTGTTAAAATCAATCCGCGTGATGTTGTTAGTGTTCCAAGCGATTGTAATTGCGAGAAACTTCGCACTTGTCGTTATGAAGTTGTTGGAGAATATCAAGGAGAACTCCTTAAGCCTCTTTATAAGAGCGAGTTTAGTGAAGACTCCTATTATGATGAGGAAGAAGAACTCTATGATGAGTATGATGATGCTTATTGGAATAAGTATGATGATGAAGACGAGGAAGAAGATTACGAGGATGAGGATTACGATACTCAGTATTGATTAATTCAGGTGGCGTGTGGGTCTTATTAGCAGCATCTAATAGTTTGTGTTGCTAATAACGAGGGTTCGATTCTCTCGGCCATCTTTTAGATATTGCTCTTGATAGCGATGTTCACTATCCCAATATCAAAAAGTAGGTAGGAAGTTGGAAAAAGGAAAGCAAATGTTTAGCGATGATCTTGGATTCAATCCCTTTGATAAAAAGAACAATGTGTATGCGAATGGGTGTGCCTCTGAACGAGAAAGATTTTTGGCTTCTTTTAGGCAAAATCATATTTTTGTATACAACGGCAATCCTCGTAAAAAGATTAGTAGTATGAATCATACTGATAATCTTAACGAAGCAACTGGTGCTAATATAGACAATCATTCCGATGTTTATTTTTATGTGAATGGTGGTCGTAAGATTTATGCTATTAAGGAATTTACTTGTTGCTTTTGTGATATGGATGCTGGTCGAGACAGTGAAGGAAAATACTTCAAGCCCAGCGTTGTTATGACAAAGAAAAAGCAGTTCCTAAAGAAGATCAACGATTTTTCAGTTAAGCCAAGTTGGGTTGTTGATACTCGTAACGGCTATCAGTGTTACTGGCTTTTTGATGATGCTTCAAGAAAAATGGTTGGCAGCAATAAGACCTTTTGGAATGGCCTTCAAAAGAAATTAGTCAATTATTTTGGCGGTGATCCAAGAGCAATTAAGCCTAACCAGATTTATCGAGTTCCGTATACTTGGTGGCGTAAGGAGTGGGAGAAAAAGGCTCCATATTTTTCTAGTATTCTTCCTGGAAGTGATGGTAGGAGAATCAATGTGGCAGATCTAAAATCGGCCTTAACTGGTCAACCCGCTACTCTACAGATTGTTCCTGAGAAGTGTAGCGATGAATGGTATAAGGGGTATGCGAAGGCTTATAAGCAGTCTGATATTACTGGTGTTCCGGTATCTGTTAATGTTGCTATGGATATTCTTAACGGTCTAAAAAACGCAGGTTCCGAAGGACTATCAGAAAAAACTATCTACGCTTATGCTAGTGGCAACTACGACCAAAAGACCAACAGGGCTTATGGCGATCCAATGCCTGTTCATCCAGTTAATGACGATGATGGGCCTTTGGACTCACAGGATGCTCTGCCAGACGAAGATATAAACCTTGATGGGCAGCAGACCAAACTTTTAAAAACGGTGGTTGAGTACCTAAATCAAGCGTCCACGGCATTATACTTTAGCAACAACAGATTTCTCGCCAGTGCGGCGAAAGACCTTGCTGCTCAAATTAGTGATAAGTTTTGCATAGGTTAGTATTTACAAATGATATATAACTATTATGCATGAAGATTATGAAGACAATGATTATGATGATTCTTATGATGATAGTCAGGACTATCAAGAGGATTTTTATAAACATTATTTTAAATTTGATCCCGAAGCATGGGACATTTGGAGCAAATTGCTAAACGATGTGTTTAAAACCAATATGGACCAAACTAATAACGTATGGTATGCTTACGGATACCTACCGACAGAGTTGCCTGTGAATAGTTATTTCTCCAATGCTGGTAAGAACAACTCTTACCAGTATTTGGGGACTAACTATGACAATGTTAAAATTTGGAAGAAAAAATATTTTATAATAGATCCTATTCAACATCAATATATAAAACATCTTGAGTATAATGCGGCATATTTCTTAAAACAGCCTCATTACTACAAAGGTTTATTTGATATTTTAAATTAAAACATGAAAAACAATAAGTATGTTATTACGAACTTGGATGAATTTACAGAAAGCTCAAGAAGATTAGTCTTTAAGCATTTTGGAGAAGCATCATCCAATGTCGATATAAACCAAGAAAATAACGATTTTTTAGTCTCGTTATCTACCAGCGAGGAAAAAGAATTAGATTCTATCTTACCACTCAGCGAAGCAAAAAACATAGTCACATCTTTAACAAAAGCACAAACCAATAAAAAAGCTAAAGATACACAATATATAATTAATTACGACATTTTTATAGAAATACTAGAGGCATTAAATGCCAGACTTGTCAGCAACATTCTAATGAACTTGTCTAAAAAAGGAATAATAGAATCAGCATACGACGCTTCAATAGATGATTTTGTTTTTTGGATAAAAAATGAAAACAATACAGACCAAAGTTAAGCCTATTAATTTTGATATTCATTTTGAATATCTTTGCCCTGTGTGTTCAAACACAAGACATTGGCTATCTCTTAATGAATGTCAAGAAAAAAACTTTAAAGTAGTCTGCGATTGTGGTGGTGTTTTTAAGCCTAAGCGCATCAAAAATATTGATATAGAGTATGTTACAAAACCTAAGCCAGAAACAAAAACAGATAAACCAGATCTAACAGAACGGCCATCAAAATCACAGCAGATAGAAGATTTACCAATACCTAGTGATCTAGATTTTGATTTAGACGAACTAATCAACGATTGCATAGTCACGCTATGTGGTTTTGGTTTTGAAAAAGAAGAGGCGAGAGGTATACTGAGGGATAGTTATAATAAAAGTCCCACAAAAAATAGTACGCAACTAGTTAAACAAACCCTATTGGATAATTTTGGAGTAATCAAATGAGTAATTCGATCAGACCCTCTACATTTAACGATATTATTGGACAAGAAGATGTTATTGGTAGACTAAAGGTAATGACGCAGGGGTGTAAGAATACATCCTCTGTTTTTCCTCATCTTTTAATAGACGGCCCTCCGGGACTAGGTAAAACCACCATAGCCAGTGCTATATCTAATGAGCTTGGTGTGAACTTATACACACTAAATGCAGCATCAATTAGAAGTCCTAAAAATATTATGCCATATTTGATGGGTATGGACGCTAGATCTATTTTGTTTGTGGATGAAATACATAGACTGCCGAAATTGGTTGAAGAATTCCTATATCCTGTAATAGAAGACTTTAGACTTAGTATAGTATCTGGAGATAAAGCAGATACGATTGACCTACCCGCATTTACTATGATCGGTGCTACCACTAGTGGAGGTAGTCTGAGCCAACCATTCTATGATAGGTTTATTCTTAAAGAACATCTTTCCTTTTATAAGGATAATGAGTTAGCTAAACTAGCAAGATTGAACTGCACTAAACTTGGTATTTCAAACGTATCAGATGACGATTTGCTTGAAATAGCAAAGAGAAGCAAAGGAACTCCCCGAATATTAAATGCTAGACTACAATGGTATAAAAATTACGTATTGTGTAATCCTAGTGCAAATGTTAATGATGTTTTTAATGCTCAGGGTATAGATAAATACGGATTCGATATGTATGATCGTGCATATATTGATCTTTTAAACAAAAATAGAGGAAATCCATTGGGATTAAAGGCTATTTCATCTATGAGCGGTATAGCCATCGAAACTATTGAAAATAGCATAGAACCATTCTTAATGAGAAAGGGTTTAGTGTCTAGAACACAAAAGGGTAGGATATTGAATACCTTACCATAAGGTGTATTATATACTGTTCCGAAAGAGTATCGATCTATTCCTTTAAAAGGAATCATATCTATGAATATTTATTATTATATATTGGTTTTTATATATTTATGTGTTGGTTTTTTGCCAAGTGGTTTCTGCGGCACCATAGATCCTAAAAAAACAGACAATGAATATATAGAATTTGCACAAGAGGATGCATTTGATTGCGTAGCACCACTTCTTTCAAAAAAGGATAATAAAGTAACCTCTCTTTCTTCATGTGTAATTATAAAACCACATTTTGCAATCACAGCCGCTCACATCTTTTCTACTATAGGGCTGGACCATACATATTATATTCAATTAAATAATGAGCTTTTATTAGTAGAGGAAGTTATTTCTCATAAAGGGTTTAAACAAGAAAAATT